TACATGATGTACTCTGCGAGGTTCCGGAGACTCCACAAGAGGTGGAGACACCTCAACCAACTTAGGACTCCAAGTCCCTAGAACATACTCTCGACTTACGTCAAGATATGCTTTAAGGAGCATGGAATCGGTCATTGATAGAGAGTGGCTCGCCCTCAGTGTGAGGACCCCTTTACTCACAAAGTACTTCGATAACCCTACTTTTAGGTAGGAGTCATCTGGTACTTGCTGGTTTTCATCCCAGCCTTGGATCGCTTGAAATTGGTTTGCCTTTCCAAATTCTTTGTTAAGAATATGGGCAGACGCCAAGATCATTTGATTCAAGACCGTGACTAACGGGTGATTCCCTCTCAGGGCGGCACGGTAGGATTGGACATCCAAGTCTGGGAACTTTCTAAGGAAGCTACCAGTCAGTTAACACTAACTGGGAAGCGTCCTTTGGAAAGCGCCCAAAATCTCGTTTGACTAGCCATTTTGCGGCCTCAATATGGAGGTGTCTTCCGACATCTTCAATTGAGCCAGGGGCTGAAATCAGCCCTGGTCGCTGCAAAATAGGGATACCGAAGAACTGCTCCACTCAAAGAGCGGTGTAGTTCCCCGTATCCTTGGCTTTCGCCAACTGGTCGAACACCATGTATAGCTTAACGACTCGCACTGCTTACGCAGGCTTGCCGAAAGGTTTATATATGGCTGAGATTTGTTCCGGGTGCCGGTCTATCTCTAGGTCCCACCCATGGTGTCGTTGCGTTACTAGATAGTTATGTAGAAGGGAATATCTCTTCCATACACTAAATAGGCCGGCAATACTAAACCCTGTTACTTCAGTCCCTTTACGGATCCATCTCTTATTTCAGGGATGGGCATATTGGGACTTGGTAATAGAGTCCGGTATTGCTGCGCAACAGCTGCATCGGCAATAACAAATCATCTCGTAGCAAGGCGTACGACATAAAGTGCGGGAAACCCGCTCTTAATGCCGCCACCCTAACTATGAGGTGATGAGTTAAAGCCATTGCACACCATGATGAATATACTACCATAGGTTGCCCTGCTGCATATCTTACAGTAGGATTTCCTTTGGAGTTATATTCATAGCCCACTAAGATGTGCGCCCAAGCAACAGCCTTTTCTCGTCGAAAACAATCTTTCGATTGCCCGTAACCAATGGGCATCGATCGGTTGTATTAGACAGGTCAAGACTGTGGAATGGACGGAGAGAGAGAAGACAAGAGTAAAAGCAAATTGCAATCACCCTTGTTTTCCGCCTCTTTATCACTAACGTAGGAGAGTTTCCTAAAAGAAGACGTCTTAGGCGGAAAGATAGTCGCCCATATACTTGCCAAGCTCAGATCGCCGAAACGGCCAACCATCAAAGCATCTATGACTTTTGCCCAGCTTAACTCCCCCCACTACTCTATCGAGTAATGTCTGAGGGAGCAAGGTAAGCTCAGTCACGGACGTTAAGATGGCTTGTCCCAACGGTCCTGACTTGGTAGTTTGTATGGAACCGACTCCAATCTGCCTTTAATCTATGGATCCCCAATTGTCTACACTCATGGTTTAGTTCCTTTACCGTAATGGTATCAGAACCTTTCCATGGTGAGATAATTGGAGTAACATCCAGTTTAGCCCCAAGGCGTATACCTCACAATGGCACTGCCCAGTGTCATTAAGAGTTTTATTCCTTGAGTTTTCACTAGATGTTAGCTCTTTCAAGGAGGATAGCTGAATAGGCCATCCCTCTTTAAGAGCGACCCCATCGATCGCGTCCAGGGGATGTCCTGTGAGATAGCGAATCACAGATAGGCGACATTTCTCAATGTAGCCTACCGTGAACGCTAAACCACGTTCATCAACCAGACGTAAGACGATCTTGAAGTACTCCTCTACCAATGATCTTTTAGTAACCATAAGCTCAGATAAATAGAATGTTTGATTAAAGTGATTAACTTCACTATTGGTCGCAACATTAATTTGTTTGTAGCTTTTATTTACTAAAAGGTACATCCAGCTTTGGGTTTCGTCCATCTTCGGTGGAGTTAGGGGGCTAGCCTTTCCCCGAATGAGATTGCAACATCTCTGATGGCGCTACTTCCCAAGGCCGGAGAGTCGTTTCGAGTTTCTGTGGTGAACTAACCACGGGCTTGACTAAGATTCTCTAGGCCAACCGGGAGTATCCCCATCTGCAATGTTCAACCGCGCCCAGTTGGAACACCTATTGGATAAGGCGATTATTACGCTTTATTTCACATAGACCAACTGGCCATTCAGAGAAAGCTAGCTCGGTTACCAACCGAACCCACTAACTCCTTCAGGTGCGGGATAAGCACTGCTGATAGTGTAAT